CGCACTATAAGACTTGCGATGGCAAGACATATCGCCCAGATACTTGCTGCCTTATTGCCAACGGTGGTGATGAGTGTCCTCGTGTAGCCTACTGGCGAGACAAGGGGATAGCAGAGCAGAAGGCAAAGAATGCCAAGGCGAGGGAAGAGTGCCACCTTGACCCAGTGGAGGATTGAGAAATGTCTAGGCCGTTCAAAGTTCTTCACGAAAGACACCCGCGCATCTGGTGCGTCACCATTTTAGTGCCGCTGGTTGTGATTACCATCGTTGGAGTGCCTATGGAATTCCTATATGGGGTGATCGTGGACATACCAAGGATATTGAGCAACTTCTGGAGCGATATCAAAGGATTATGGTATCGCCAAATGAGATACTATAAGAAAGTCGTCGGGGGTGCTTGGAAGTCTTGGATAAACGGATGGAAGGGAGCAAAGGAATGAGACGGATTTTCATAATGCGCAAAGACCTACACCTAACCGCAGGGAAACTTGCGGCGATGGTGGGGCATGCGGCGGAACTCTACTGGCTTAATCTCCTTAAGAGTCATCAATTGCACAGTACAAAAGACCGCTCTGTGAAACTGGGACATTGTGATGTAGTCATTCCGAGTAATATCTGGACTGAATATGTCAACGGCATCTACACCAAGACCATCTGCGAGGCTCGTAACCTCAATCAACTTCTGAAAGCCAAGGCGATTGCCGACAAGTTGGGGTTGAAAGAGAACGAGGACTATGGCTTTATCAATGACAAGTGCCTAACAGAATTAAAGCCAGAAAATGAGGATGGGACAACAACGGTGGGTATGTGGTTTGCACCACTTGCTGACGACACTGCACACCAGATAAGCAAGAAGTTCCCTCTATATCGAGATCATAACCATGTAGAGTGCCAAGACAAGGTGACTGGAAATTTTGACCTAACGAAGGATATCGAAGGAATGAATGATAACGGACTCAAGAAATTTGGCGATTGCTCATCGTGTTGCCGTAAGAATACATCGTATTGTCAGGGATGTCTAGTCCCAAAGAGCGATGGGGAATATGGTAGACAAAACTATCTACCACAGAATGGGACTTACATTTTTTCAACAACGAAAGGAGAAAACTAAAATGCATACTAGAAGGGAATTTATAAGGCAGATTGCATTTGGTGCTGGAGCGGTTGCTTTGACCCCACAGGTTTTCGCTTCTCCTATTGACATTTGTAAAAAACATGTTTGGGAAGATCAGATAGCACAAGTATCAAAGGATACTTTTGATGCCCTAAAGAATTGGTTTGACTGTACGGAAGAAGAACTATTGCTCCGCATCATGGCTATTGTGCGAGAGGGTATATATATTCAAAGCAACGGCGAGTTTGACTCGGCTAAAGATGAATTCATTTTGGAAATTCCGCATTGGAATGTACTAAAAGGAATATATACAGCGGGGTTGCCAGAGTATACATTAGAATATGATATACAAGCATGCTACCCTAATTGTACGATAAAGCACTCTCTTGACGGATATGCAAGGGCAAAGTGGAAAAATCTTGAAGCACACATAGGTTAATCGGAGGATATGGCAATGCCTAAATACACTGGTCTCAAAGACTTCGCACGGGGAGTGCAGAAACTATACAAGATGCACGGCAACATTCCCGTGTTCCTTGAAGTGGCTGGTCACTTCGCCCCATTTGGGATAGCGGTTCAATGCTCCGAACTGCTTGGCGGAGAGGCGATGGTTTTCAAGGGTGGTCTCCCTAACGACCCGCATGCTTTCACGAAAGGAGATGTGACGGAATGAGCGAGAAGATGACCAACGCTACGGCAACAGAGGTGAGGGATATTCTGGAAGAAAAGATACCCGCTATTATTGAGACGAACGAGGTTCTGATGAAGGCAATGAAGCGTCTTGAGGATGTTCGCCTGATGAAGAGTCCTATCACGAGGGGCAAGGCTCAGCATCTTCGCGGGATGACCGCAGGATTTGAGTCTGCGCTTGCTGCAATGATTTCGGAACTGAGGGACAACTACAACTAAGGAAAGGAAAGGAAAAATGAAGAAGAACGCTGAAAAGGACTTCACCCCGAGGGCGGAGGATTTGACACTCGAGGATATGGCTAAGTGGATGGAGCAGTGTGCAAAGTCTGCGAAGTCTAACGACCCGAGACTAACGGCAGGACAGAATAGACTACTGACTGACGACATACGCAAGGGGTACATAAGAATTGCAGATGCCCTTCGTGCCTACGACAAGTTGCTTAAGAAGTAAAAGGTAGGGTAGAGTTCAACCGAACCCAATGCTCGTGGACAGGGCAACGGGGGAGTTTCCGTGCCGCAAGGTGCGGGGACAGCCGTTCTGGACGAAGCGAGAAAGAAATGTGTCTAATGTCTATCAAAGACTATGGAACACGGAACTATGTCTTTCGCACTAGGCAAATTTTCAGGAAAGAAACGGAGAACTGACATCATGTCAGAACGCAGAGAGAAACTGGAATATCTCATCAAGGAATACCGTGACCTTGAAAATAAACTCTATATCGGAAATGACTTTCAGACCGATGTGTTCGATGAGAGAAAGAAGATACTTGACGAAGTGGGCAGGATTGTCAGCCCCCGTGTGGATATGATTCTTGATTTCTACAAGACCCTTCCCAAGGGCGAATGGTGCAAGTCCAAGGCTTTCTCCGATTGGGAATTCTGGTGCGAGAGAGGATGCAAGAGATTTCGTCCCAGTTGGCTAAGCAAAAACATGATGGGCTTCGAATGGGTCAAAGGGGATGATGACGGCTACCCAGAGACAACATATCTTGAATTCATGCATGAACTGCTTCTCGAAGATAGCGACAATGAGGTGAAATGCATGATTCTCCAGAAGGCGGCTTATGATGTGGGCGTGGCAAAATTAAGTCTTGATGTGCTTCTGGAAAAAGAGACAGAGTGTAGAAAAATTCTCGGTGTCATGCTACAGAACCAGAGGATAGACATGAACTCCACGGAAAAGAAGCGGTAATGGAACAAAGAACGATAACTGCAAAGGATGTTCTCGCCCTTCTCCGCGAACGATATAGCAATGCGGGGGAGTGGGTGTATGCATCGGAAGTCCAGCGTACTACAGGATGGAGCGACCGCCGCTATGACTTCGTTGCTATGAACTGCTGGAAGTCGAATTCCTACAAGATAGAAGTGGTTGAAATAAAGGTAAGCAAGTCCGACCTCCGACGGGAACTGGCAGAGCCGGAGAAGCACAATGTCATATTCGACGACATTGACTACTACTCTCTTGCAGCCCCTGACAAGATAATAGATATGTCCATCATTCCCCCGAAGTGGGGAGTGTATGCCGTGGTGGATGGAAAACTCGTTGTTAGGCGGAAGCCTCTTGCTCTGCACGACGAAAAGCGAGAGACATTGCCACGGGCATTTGCCGCATCGTTTATCCGCGCCGCCGTTGCGCAGAATATGGAGCGAACCCTTCTTGCCGACGAGAAGAAGAAGTCCTTTGACGAGGGCTATGCTAGATGCAAGAGGGACGTTGGGCAGATGGCGGACTCGTGGGACAACTACAAGAGAATCCAAGACGAAAACCTGCGACTGTCCCAGACGCTTCGCGAACTTGGTATCTTTGGATTGGACAAGGAACGGGATAAAGTCAAAATCACCCGCCTCAATAAACTGAAACAGATGGGCGACGAATTAGACTGGTTGAAACACCTAATGGGGGATTTGAAGAAGGGCCTGTCATTTATTGAGGAAGGATTCGTAGTCTTGGACAATCTCAACAACGGAGAAAAGGAAAAAGCACAATGAAAAGAATGCTTGTTTTAGCAGCAATGCTGCTTACAGCCGGGTGCATGAACCTATATACCCGCTGTCCCGGCACGGATGGGAAGATAGAGGACACCTACCAGGCTACAAAGGAAATGGCGGACTGGACTCTCATCGTAGCCTTTCCGCAGATTCTCGCACCCGACGGAGAGAGGGGATTCTCGTGGTACAATCTCCTAACGATTCCGCTTAGCCTTGTGGTCTTTGCGGACGACTGCTGCGAAGCGGTTGGAGACACCTTGTGCTATTCTTTCGATGTCACAAGGCGGAATAAGTAGCCTCCCCTCTTGATTTGCGCATGAGCGCAATGGTATAATATCGCCAATGACCGATATAAAGCTATTTCTCCTTGTCCTACTCCTGCACTTCATTGCGGACTTCAATCTGCAGTTGGGTGCGGGGCTGGACAAATTCAAGTCAGTGGACTGGTGGAGAAAGATAATGGGCGAGACTATATGGGGGACGGCGGACGAGCAGTTCCGCAAATACAAGCACGACTACAAGGTGGCGATGGCAATCCATTCCGTAGTCTGGGCATTGGTGACTTTTGCACCTTGCATATGGCTATGCACGAGCGCAAAGGCTATGCTCTCTATCTTGGCGGTCAATGCCGTAGCCCACTACTACATAGACAACCTAAAGGCAAACCGGTACAGGCTCAATCTTGTGCAAGACCAGATTCTCCATCTCCTGCAAGTAGGAGCATCGTTCTTTGCATTCCGTCTTTGCGGAGGGACAATATGAAGAAAGAACCGAACAAGAAGAGGAAGAGATTCACAAAAGCCTCTTTCCGCAAGTGGTGCAGGGAGAATCCAGAGCAGGCACGGAAGGTGTACGGCCCCTGGACTTCACTAGAAGCCACACTCAATATGCTAAGGGGTATCGTACCCCAGTTCGACTTCAATGACGACGGAAGCGACATACTTGGCAAAGTACCATTTGAGCCAATAGATGCGACGGAGTTCGTATGTGCATTTGCGGCGGAGTGCGGCTATAACTTCTCACAGCCTCTCTGCGACACCATTGGGGCATATATGAAGAAGGATAGCACCAAGACGGTCAAAGACCTGTCGCAGGTGATTGAGAATGCTTTCAATGACGATAAGATAGAGAGCCGCGAGACTTTCTGCGACGACGGAGAGCACTGCCGCCACTTTGACATACACGATGCATTCAAGGAAGACGAGCAACTATGTAGGGACTTCGGCGACACTCACCACGGCAAGCAGGAGTGCTATATGTGCAAGCACTGGGACAATGCACACGACGGAGAGCCTTGCGACTGCACGACGGGGAAATGCACTTACAGGTGGCAAGACCCTAACGGTAAAGACCAGTTGACCTTCTGGGAGGCAGAATGAGCAACAACAACAAATGCCTTTGCGACGAACACTGCAATGACTGCGATGCAATCCACAATGAGCAGTTGGCTGTGCTGCTCAATGTGCTTGCCTTGAAGTTTGGCGATGAGGTCTGGCATATAACGAATCATGTCTGCCCAAACATGACATGCTGCCCAATATGCCACATAGACGACTTCTGTCACGATGTCATATACGATTCTGGCGATTACGGAATACTAGCCATTGACCGCATTAGGGAATCAGAGTCGTGCAAAGTGGCAGAGATGGCGAAGAAGATTTTCAAGGAATTCAACAACAACAAGAAGGAGACAAAATGAACACGACAATAGGCATATGTGCGACAGTTCTAGTTGTGGCAGTAGCATTCTGGCTCAGAGGACCCGTTCCGCCACCTCCAAAAAACTAACCACCACAAAAGAAAGAAAATGAATACCATAGTGACAATCATAGCATCATCTGTTGCTACCATCTGGGTGATAGGAATCATCATTCAGGTTCTGATATTCTCTCTCTTGCCAAAGGTCTTCAAATTGATAGCGATGGCGATAGCAGGAGATGTCATGGACGAGAAGGAAATTGATGCCGACATCAAAAAGATGGAAGATAGTATGCCGTGGACATGGTATCACATCTGCGAAGTAGTGTTTTGGCCTATTATGTTGCCTCTTTCAATAGGTAAATGTAGGAGGTGCTTCAAGAAAACTGAAAACGACAAGGAGAACAAGTAATGGCACGGAAACTGGCAAGCATTGTACAGATCGCATCCTGCGACCCGATACCTGATACGGATAGGCTGTCGGTCGCAACGATGGTCGGCAAGGGATGGAAGGTCGTCACTGCTCGTGACGAATTCAAGGCAGGAGACTTAGCCTGCTACATGGAGATTGACAGTTATCTCCCTGCCGATGACGAGCGTTACGCTTTCCTCCGTGACAGGTGCCTCCGCCGTTTTGTCTCGAAGAGCGGAAATGTCCTCTGCGAGGGGTTGAAAATCAAGACCATCAAACTCCGCGGCGTCATATCGCAGGGGCTGCTGATGCCTCTTGACAAGTTTCCGGAAGTTAAGAGTAGAATCGTAGATTACGATGGGAAGCAATATCTTGAACTCGACCCAGAGCATGAAGGTATGGATAATCCTTTGGTAGACCTTGTGGGGGCTGATGTTACTGCACTTCTCCATGTTGAACACTACGACGAGGTGAAGGAGCAGTTGTCTCCAGCAATGGGCAATCCCATATCGGCTGATGCTCTTGGAAAGTTCCCTTCTGACTATGTACCTAAAACTGACGAGGAAAGAATCCAGAACCTCGGAGACTGGTTTGAGAAGATGAAGGGTAGGGTATGGCAGGTGACATGTAAGCATGACGGAACTTCTTGCACGATAGCATACTCCAAGATGATTGATGAAGAGAACCCCGAAATAGTGTGCTCTCGTAATCTCCGTCTCAAGCCAGAACAGGCAGATGGGAAAATCCCTGTCTACTGGCAGATGGCAAAGCAGTACGATGTACTCAACAAACTCAAGGGACTTTCCGAGAGTGTTGGAATCGAGTATGCCGTGCAGGGCGAGATAGTTGGACCCGGCATCAACAAATGCAAGAACAAGGAGCAGACCTACAAGTTCCTCGTGTTCCGCATCTACGATATTACACACCAGAAGTGGGTGAATCCCGTTGATACGGTAAAGATGTGCGAGATGCTTGGTCTTGAGCATGTCCAGATAGTGAAGTCCAACTTCGCATTCTTCGACGAAATCAAGACGATGGAGGATGCGCTCAAGTTCGCAGAGGGCAAGACCGCCGAGGGCAACGAGCGCGAAGGAGTAGTCTTGAAGACAATCGACGCACTTCCTTACGCGAGTTTCAAGATTGTAAGCAACAAGTACCTTATGAAGCAGGAGGACTAAAAAAATGAAAAAAAAGAACAAAAAGTCTTGCTTGACAGACAAGCAGATAACTGAACTCGGGAAGACCCTTGCGGAGGCCATTCGCATCGGAATGACACAAAAGTCTTTTGAGGCTTTAGATGTCAAAGAGGCGATAGAGTTGATTGGAACGCTTATTCAGGATAAAACTCGCTATTACGATTATCTTTCGGAGCTACAGAAGAAGCATAGGGAAGATTTCGCCTATAGCAAGAAATACTTCCAGAAGAAGACGAAGGAAGGTGACAAGTCTGTGAAAGGCATTGTCAAAATCCTTGACTCCTACGAATCGGATGCTTTAATCTCACTATATCGCTTCCTAAAGGAACTTCCCCGCCGGACATCGTGCAACAGCATCTTTAAGCGCATTGTTGCAGAAGCAAAAAGAACGTGGAGTTCTCCGTCTTATATTGTAACTAATGTTATTAACGGCACCAAGCAGGAATTGGTTGCTAAGGAGACGAAGGCATATAGAACAATCGCATTAGCCGTCAAGAAGACCAAGAAAGCATTTGGCAACAAGAACCGGCTTTTGTCTCTTGATGGTGTAGTGAGTGTTTCTGATGGAGACCACTACATCGCATTTGTGAGCGGCGGCAACAATGGATGGAGCAATTGGGAAGCCTATTTCCAGAGCCTTACGATGATTGTCAAGGAATGCAAAGATGCATGGCTCATCGAGATTAAGAATGATTGCTGCGATGATGTGCATTATGCACTTATAGGATTTCGCGTTGGAACAAGCAATACCAAGAGAAAGGACAAGTAAATGTTCGGAAAAAGTGCTATGGACTTCTCCGATGCCTTGAGGGAACTCAAGGCTGGAAGGAAGGTGACACGGAAGGGATGGCACCACGGGGACAAGTTCCTCTGGCTCAAGCCAGCGGCAACAATCAAAGCCGAGTGGTGCAAGGACGAGAAACTGCGGGCCATAGCGGAGGCGAACGGAGGCGAGATAGACGGTAGACCAGTAATCTGCCTCTACCTGACCGTGGATGGCCGCCCAACGATTCTAACAGGGTGGAATCCTCTGCCTTGTGATATCTTTGCAGAGGACTGGATGGTTGTAGGTTAATTTTTGGGAAACACCCAAAAGAAAAAAAACACAAAGGGAAAAAACAAAAATGCACATGCTAATGATAGCCGCAGCGGATGCGGCGAATGCTGTGGGCGGAGGCTTCAACTGGATTAGCCTCCTGCTCTGGGGTCTGGCGGTTCTCGCCATTGTCGGGTTCTTCGCCCTTGGGTACTGCAAAGCACCCCCGGACAAGGCCTTCATCATCTCTGGTCTCCGCAAGAGGACTCTCATCGGCAAGGCGGGATTCCGCATTCCGTTCCTCGAACGGCTAGACCTCGTGACGCTGGAGCTCATTCAGGTTGACGTCAAGACCAAGCAGAAGGTCCCCAACAAGGACTTCATCAACGTCAATGTGGATGCCGTGGTGAACATCAAGGTGAGCCGAGACCCAGATATGCTTGCCCTTGCGGCGATGAACTTCCTCAATGCCTCTCCGCAGTACATAAGCGACAATGCCAAGGAAGTCCTTGAGGGCAACATGCGCGAAATCGTTGGCGAGATGACCACGAAGGAGATGGTCTTGAATCGGCAGCAGTTCGCAGAGGCGGTCAAGAAGAATGCCGCCCCCGACCTTGAGCGGATGGGTCTCGAAATCGTGTCGTTCAATGTCCAGAACTTCACGGACGACGACCATGCCATAGAGAACCTCGGCATTGACAACATCGCCACCATCAGCAAGGATGCGGCAATCGCCCGCGCCAATGCAGAGGCACAGGTGGAGAAGGCGAGGGCCAATGCGAAGAAGGAGGCGAACGATGCGCGGGTTGCATCGGAGACGGAGATTGCCATTCGCAACAACGAACTGGAAATCAAGAAGGCAGACCTCAAGAAGCAGGCCGACATTCAGATAGCGATAGCGGAGGCGGCGAAGGGTATTCAGGCGGAAGAGCAGAGGAAAATCCTCGAGGCTACCGCAGGCGACGCCAACATTGTCGCATTGGAGAAGCAAACCGAGCAGTCGCAGCGCGAGGTTGCAATCACTGAGAAGAGGCTCGATGCGGAAATCCGCAAGAAAGCCGAGGCGGACAAGTTCGCCGCACAGCAGGATGCCGATGCCAAGCTCTACACAATCCAGAAGAAGGCCGAGGCGGAACTTGCGGAGAGAACCCGCAAGGCGGAGGCGATTCAGGTGGAGGCGGAGAGAGAGGCGGATGCCACAAAAGCGGCCGCTGATGCTGCCCTCTTCCAGCAGACAAAGGAGGCAGAAGCAAAGCAGGTAGCCGCCGAGAAGGAAGCTGCCGCCATCAAGGCGATAGCCGATGCCGAGAAGGTGAAGGGCGAGAACGAGGCTTTCGTCATCAAGGCGAAGGGCGATGCCGAGGCCAATGCCATCAAGGCCAAGGCCCTCGCAGAGGCCGAAGGTCTCGAAAAGAAAGCCGATGCAATGGCGAAGTACGGCGAGGCGGCGAAGATGGACCTCCAGTTGCAGGTTGCGAAGGAGTTCGTCAAGGTTCTCCCCGCCATCGCCACGGGAGTTGCCTCCGCCTACACAAAGGTCGGCAACATCACGATGTACGGCGACCAGTCCGGGAAGATTGCCGCCGGCGTCATCGACCACACGACCCAGTTGTTCGACGGACTCTCCAAGGCCCTCGGCTTCGACGTGAAGTCCGCAATAGGCGGCGCTCTTGCGACGAAGCTCCTTGGAAGCGACAAGGCGAACAAGAAAGCCTAAAAGCACTATAGCCCCTGCCGTCTCCATTGTGGGCGGCGGGGGCTTGCCTTCTGAATGAGCAACGAGAACAGCCTCACGACAAGTCTCCCTCTAAAGGGAATCTCCGAACTTGATTTCGGAGGCTGTCTTTTCATAAACGGATGTAGCGACGAGACAGACGCAGACACTATTCTAAAGCTGGAGAGTTTCTCGGTAGACTTCGCAAAGAGGGAAGTTCTACCCTTGTTGGACTTCCCCACATACTTCTCCGAAGAGACCGTGAACGGTCTTATGGAAGCCCTGTCGGTCATATCGCCGCTGACCCTTATGCTCTTCTTCAACGAGGAACTACGGAGGGCAAACGAGAAGAACAAGATTACCCCTGCGGATATGGAGGCCGCATTCCTCGAAAGGATGAATGGGCGGATAAGGGCGAGATACAAGTCAAACCTCACCAACCGCAATGCGAGGGAAGTCACGGAAGAAGAGGAAAAGCCAGAAGATGAGACAAGCGGCGAATCCGATGCCTATGTACCTGACGAGCGGGCATTCGGCAGCATAGTGGCAGATTTGTTTTTAGAGAAGAAGCCACAGTACGTATTGGATTTTCTTAATGGTTCGGCATTGAGTGGAGAGTAGGTCATGGGAGCGCAGAAATACCAATTGAAGAACGGCAAGTGCTTTGCGGACTATGTGGATGCACATGGCCTTGGGCTTGGCTACTGCGTAGGCAATGCCGCCCAGCAGTTGTACAAGGCGGGCATAGCCACGGACATTGAGGAGCGCGAAAAGTGCAAGAAGGGATGCTCTTGGTACATCAACCACATCTGCTCCGTGACGAACATTAGTCGTGATGAGATAATGGCGATGGTAACTACCATCACCGCCGACATTGAGCGCGATCAGGCTAACAACAAGGAGATAGCATGAGAGTTCTATTAAGCATATTGGCGGCATTGTCCCTTGCTGGCTGCTGTCTCGTGAGGGATGGAGGAGAGCCCGTTGTCTCCCCCACGACAATCTCCACCGAAGAGCAGGACGGCGATGCACCCTCCTTTCCTCATAACATTCCCTGGTGGGTGGAGGAGAACTAATGCGCACGAGGACTATCACCTGCCCGACCAAGGCGATGTGCCGTAGGGTGGTCTCCACTCTTAGAGAGGGCGGCTACATCGAGGGCTACGACGATAGCGGAAGGAGAGTCTTCCGCAATGCCGAGGAAACCATTTATGTTGTAGACCCAAATGGAGAAGACTGTATATGACGAAGTTGGAGAAGTTCGCTCTTGTACACCCGGTGGGAGACCTTCTCCTTCCGAAGAACATGTCCCGTCTTCCCGCCCTCAAAGTGGCGAAGTCGAAGTTTGTCGCACCCAAAACCATAAACCTTAGCGACTACAATCTAAAGCCAAAAGACCAGGGGCAGAAGCCGTGGTGTGCCGCCTATGCCGCCGCTGGCTTTGCAGAGAACATTCTCTGGCGCAAGAACGACATACCGGAGGAAATAGACCCAACTTGGATTTACCAGTATGCCAAGACGGTTGACGGAATGCCCGACGAGGACGGGACTACTCTCATAGCGGTGCTTGACGCTCTGCTTGCCTACCGAATCTTCGACAAGTCCATATCGGCAGTCAAGATTCTCCGCAACGTCGAGCAGGTGAAGTATGCCGTCCACAAGTTCGGGTGCTGCCTGCTAGGGTGCAACATATCGCAGGAGTGGTATGGATGCAACAAGAAGAATCCGAGCATCTACGGACGGAAGGGGACTCCGCAGACCCTCATAGGCGGTCATGCGGTCTTGTGCTGCGGCTACGACCGCGAGGGCATATATATTCGCAACTCGTGGGGGGAGCAGTACGGGTGGTATGGCGACTGCAAGCTCACTTGGGACAAGTTCGACGAGCAGTTTGTCTATGGAGCGGTCTTGGACAACTGCCTATACGACATGAAAATCAACTGACCCCCCTTGATTTTCGGAGTATGATTTTGCTATAATATCGTCCGCAAATGGCAGAAGAGAAAACAGAGCAGAAATGGGTGGGCTTTGACCTGGACGGCACACTCGCTATGTACGACGGCTGGAAGGGAGACCAGCACATCGGAGAGCCGATTGCCGAAGTTGTCTCCATCGCAAAGGAACTTCACTCCAAGGGGCAGCGAATCAAGATATTCACCGCCCGCGTTGCCCAGAACTCTTGGGGCAAAGCCTCTCTGGAGCAGATAGAGGGGGCAATCTGGAAGTGGTGCGACAAGCACCTTGGATTCCGCCCTGAAATCACCTGCGAGAAGGATAGGTGGATGCTTGACTTCTACGACGACCGCTGCAACCAGGTCTTGAAGAACCGCGGAAAGCTCCTGACGGACATCGTGAAGGATGCGAAGAAGTCCATAACGAAAGCCCTCCTCGGCGGCGAGATGAAATATGCCAAGGAGGCCGTTGCGGAACTTTCAGAGGCGATTAGGGAATAGGATTTCGCAATGCCGCAAGGCATAGATCGAAAAACCAAAAAGGAAAACCAAGATGGAAATAAAAGTAACCAAGGCGGCACTGCTTGATGCACTCAAGAAAGCGCAGAAGGTCGTGTCCTCGAAGGCGGCGGTCCCCGTCCTTCAGAACGTCCTCATCGAGGCGCAGGACGGAAAGGTTGTGGCAACCTGCTCCGACCTTACAAGGACTATCGTGGCAACAACGACCTGCGAAGTCATCGAGGAAGGGCGGACTACCCTCCCGGCAAAGATGCTCTCCAGCGTCATCTCGGCGGCTGGCGACGGGCAGATTGAAATCAAGGTGAACGAGAAGGATCGCGCCGTCATCAAGTCTGGGCAGGCCAAGTTCACCCTCAACGGACTTCCCGCCACGGAGTTCCCAAAGCTCCCCAAGATTAGCGGTGAGCCAATCGAACTCCCAAGCGCCAAGCTCAAGGAGATGCTCCGCTATGTTAAGTATGCCGCCTCGCAGGACGAGACGAGGGCGACAATCCGCAGCGTACTTCTCGACTTCAAGGATTCCGCCGTCTCTGCCGTTGCGACGGACGGACGCCGCCTTGCGAAGTTCGATGCGACGCTCGAGGCCGAGGTCGCAGATTCGCAGTGGGTCATTCCGATTGCCTCCGTTGCCGACATCTACGACAATCTTGCCTCGGAGGGGAACGTTGCGATTACCATTGCAACTTCGCAGATGGTGGTGGACTTCGGCACGGTCAAGGTATACACCAAGATGCTAGAGGATGCCTACCCCAACTACCGGCAGGTGATTCCGTCCTCTTTTGGCACCAAGGTTGTCGTGAGCAGGGACGAACTCCTCTCCGCCATCGGCAGGGTGTCCGTCTTCGCAAACGACGGAGCGGCCTCCACGGTGACGTTCAACTTCTCCGCTGGGGAGCTCGTGCTGTCCGCTTCCACGACAGATGTGGGCGAGTCGAGGGATTCCATCGCCATCAAGTACGATTCCGAGAAGGCCATTGAAATCCGCTTCAACCCCGTCTATGTTAACGAGGCCATCAGTGCGATGGAGGACGACGAACTCGCAATCTACCTGAACGACGGACACTCCCCCTGCAAGATCAGCAGGGTGGATACCGACGACTTCACCTATGTCCTCATGCCTCTGCGGGTGAACAGCTAATCCCCGCCATAGGAACGAAAGCCCAAGAAGCCCTCTTCCGCAAGGAAGGGGGCTTTTCGTTTGTCATCTTGGCATTTCCCAAGGGCGAAACCCAAAAGGAGTGTCATGGTAGACGAAGCAAAGGTCACGAATGCTATTAGGGAATTCTGCAAGAACCCACAGTGGAACGAGGTGTTCACGAAAGCACCAGCCGGGGCGATGGAGCGGATTGCAATATCCTTCTACTTCTCTGCCAACAACAAGGAGTTCCAGCCGCAGGACTTCGACGAGTACCGGGCTTTGAGGGAGGAGATAGAGAAGACCCTCGACGAGGAAGACCTGCAGTACCTAATTGACAACATCGGCAAGGGGGAGTCCGTCAAGCACTACAAGGAACTTCTCGAAAAGGTCAAGGCGAACGGAGGACCGGAAAAGCCAGCGGAGCAGCCGCAGGAGGGGCAGCAGCAGGCGGAGGGCGGAGAAGGGCAGCCGCCGCAGGGAGGCGAACAGCAGCCTCCAGCGGAAGGTCAGGGCGGGCAGCAGCCGCCACTTCCGCCCCAGAACGGCGGAGAAGCCCAGCCACAGGGCGAAGAGAACCAGCCACCGCAACAGCAGTGAGGTCTTGCCATGAATGCGAAAGAGGCATTTTTAGAGACGATTGGCATTGGAGGCAAAAAGCCGGCAAGCGCAAAGGAAGCCTTTGTGCAGGCTTTGGATGCCGAGCCGCCCAAGGACAAGATAATCAAGATGTCCTCCGATCCCAGCGAACTGGGCGAGAAGTCCCTTGCGGAGCATGCACCAGAGTGTACTGCCAAGTCGCCTGAAACCTGCCCATATGTTAGAAAAATGGCGGAACAGGCACAGACAAATGGCATGAGCGCCGCCAAAGCAAAGGCTTGGGCTATCCAGCAGCACCAGCTTGCCGCACAAGGCAAGCCAACCGAGGGGCAGGAGGGTTACAATCCCAACGAAGGATTTGACAAAAATGCCCAGCAGGTCGTGCAGGAGATGGTCCAGAACCCAGAGGCTTTCTCTGGCTGGGATGCACGGATGCTTCCAGAACCGGTAAATCTCAATCTCGATGTCATCGGTGCAAAAATAAAGGTTGAGACAACCGAACAGGTTCGCTCTGTGCTTCAGTTGTCCGATGCCGCCGCCGCTGGCGACCAGAAGGCTATTGACGAACTTGAACGGTTATCCTCCCGATTTGGCGTGAATGCACGGATGGGCGGAAAGGAAATCGGCACCCGCTCCCTTAACCGAAACAACGAACCTTATGAGCCAAAGCCCGAACTTCTTGGAGAGCTAAAGGAATCTGTAGAGGCGGACAGAAAAGCAAGAGAGGCAACGGAACAGCAGCAGTCCCAGCAGCAGACCTCGCAGGAGCAGTCCGAAAGGCTGCCAGCACCGCCGGATTCGGAATTTGCGACAGAGAACCCAGACGAGTTTCAGGTAGGGGACAACACATATGTGGATGTTTCCAAGAAAGGCTTCTGGGAAGGTATTGCCGCAGCCTGGAAAGCGGGATGGGAGGGAAAGGACATCGTAACTGGGTGGGATAGGATAAGCGGAAAGTGGGATAGGATAAAAGCCGAATCGGCCGCCAGAAACACTGTCCGCGATGCCATTCTCGGCGCTTCCTTCCTCTCCGACCTTGAAGGTCATATGATGGACGAAAACCTCTCCAACGATGCGCGGCTTGCCGTGAGTCTCATCAAGGAGATGTACGAAAATGCCGCAACCACCAAGGACAAGCTAAAGGCCATCAAGGAATACCAGAAGTGGAAGAAATCCAATGGTCTTGAGAGCGGCGAGACCAACAAGCCAGCGGGCGCAAGCGGCAGAGCGGCGCAGAGCATGGATGCAATCCACCAGGACGGCGGAGTCCTTGGAAGCAAGCAGAGGGTAGACAACGAGGGCAACATTGTAAGCGGAGGCGAGGCGGACAACCGCAAGCCGCCGTCAGCAAACATTCTCGGCAATCCGGGATTCGTCAAGAGCGACGGCTCTGTGGCATGGAATGCCAACCCGGAGATAAAAGACCTTGAAAAGAAGAAAGCAACCGCCCTCGATGTTCTTAAGAACCACGGAATACAGGTGTCAGGCGGCGAAGCCACGACTTCCTTCAACAGCACCTTCGTAAGGTTCAACATAGTAAAGCCGATACCGGACAGGGAGGCTGACAAGATAGCCGAGGAGATGGCATTTGGCCTTGGCTGCAAGCGAGAAGACCTCTCCGTGTCGGTAGACAACAAGACCAAGCAGCTTGTAATCGGCCTCAAGAACGAGGTGCAGGGCGACGTCTCCACCAAGGAGATTATGGAGACCGACGAGTGGAAGAATGCCGTCAAGACGATGCGATGCCCAATCATCATCGGACGGACGGACGACGGCAAGCCGCTTATCCGCGATATGAAGGACGTGGTGCATATCCTCGTGGCTGGCGACACTGGCAACGGAAAGTCCGTGGCGATGAATACCATTCTCTGCTCGATGCTAATGGCGAAGAAGCCCGACGAACTCAAGACCGTCCTCATCGACCTGAAACAGGTGGAACTCACTGCCTACAAGGATTCCGCCCACAATGCCGTTCCAGTGGCCACGGACATAGAGTCCGCCATGAAGTCCCTTGATTTCGTCAAAACGGAGATGGAGAACCGCCAGAGGCTTATCGAAGCCGCCGGCTGCAGGAACATCGACGAGTATAATGCAAAGGCAAAGGCGGAGGGTAAGGACACCCTACCGACGATGGTTCTCGCAATCGACGAACTTACCGAGGTTAGGAAGGCCGGAGGACAGCAGTTTGACGATACACTCCACTCCATCGGCAACCTTGGCCGCGCCTCTGGCATTCACCTAATCTGCGCAACGCAGGAGCCTACCAAGAAGAACATAGGTCCGATTAAGTCCGACTTCCCAACCCGTCTCGCCTTCCGCGTGAACACGAGGGAGGGCTCCGAGGCCATTCTCAACGACAAGAGGGCTATGGGGCTTCAGCGCAAGGGTCAGTTCATCTTTGAAGACCAGAAGGGTGAATCCCGTGGTCAGGGTTCCGCTATGGGACACGGAGACGAGAGACGAGTGGTTGAATACTGGAACACTGGCAAGGAGGATGCCGGCACTGGCCCAAGCCAGAGAAAGCCCGCACCCGCTCCAGCCCCCAAGCCAGCATCATCGGAAACCTCCGCCGAGAATCCGACTGCGGCTGGCACGGCTGAAGCACCAGCATCAACTTCTACTACCACTTCCGAATCCGCATCAGGCACTACTGCCGCTTCTGGAAGTACCACCTCCGAATCCTCTTCCAACTCTACGATTTCAAAAGAGGATTCCATCAAGTATGCACAGGAGGAGTTTTCGGAGGGGTCTAAAGAACTTGACGAGAAGCTCCGCAACAAGCAGATTAGGTGGTCACAGTACCAGAAGGAAAAGAAAAAACTGAAAGACACCTTGGAGGCTAGTCTCGCCGCCATAGAAGAGGAGTACAAAGCACCAAGTCAGGGTGAGGGCGAAGGCGCACAAGCCCAGACAAATGCCGCTACCGCCCCTGCGACCAGTGGGACTACTGCCGCTCCTGCCAAGCCCGAAAGCCCCTTTGAGGCTCTAAAGACCCCAGAAGCCCGCAAGAAAAGGGCATATGACGATGCGATGGAGGAAATAAGAAAGATAAAAAAGCAACACAAGGGCAACCCCGCTGCTCGAAAAAAAGCTCTTAAAGAAGCCGAAGAAAGGTACAATCGCATAGTTAAGGCGATTGATGACGGCAAATCTGAAGAAGAAATTCAGGCAGAGTTCGATAAGGAGAAGAAGGAAGCCGACGATCGGGATGCGGCCCTCAAAGCAAAAGTCCTAACAGAGCGGGGTGGACGAGAAATACCTGGTGCTAAATTGGGGGCACATAGAGGGAATCCTAAAAATATAAAAAAACTCTCTCGGCAGGAACTTGAACGAGTTCAGAATTCCGGTCTACCAGATGGATGGCAAGTGGATATTGATCCAAAGTTTAATGCACCAGTCAAGGATGGAGCAGGGATTACCTATGTACGACACCCAACAAACGGTTCATATGGACATGTAGGGCCAGATGGCAAATTTAAGATTGATTGCGACACTACTCACCCATCATTCAAGGGGAGGGGTTCGCCAGAAGCCGAAGCGGCATATAGGGCCTGGATGGACAATACGGATGAAACGAAGACAGATGCACTCAAAAAGGAATATAACAATATAGCCTATGGCATAGACCAGGCACCCGACGGCCTGACACTTATAGACAATGCCATCGCCTATGCAATTGCAGAGGGTTAAATTAGACTAATCGGCAATCTTCAAAGGAGTGGATATGGGATTCTACGACTACGAGAAAGAGCATCTGCGCAAGGTCGCAGCCGCTATGGACGAGGATAACCCATCAGGCGGCGAGAAAAAGGAGGATGCGGCCAAGCAGGAAAACGAGGTTTTTGGCAAAGAGCCAGACAACCGCAAGATTCTCGATGCCGAGGAACTTCAGGAGCACCGCAAGCACTGCGAGGCCAAGCCGGGGAACTGCCCATTCGAAAAAGTCTATAACGACGTGGACAACCTTACTGCCCCTGAACCCAAGATTTCCAAGGAAAAAGGCTACGACCGCCTTGCTATGGCGATGACGCAGCTCTATGCTCTCGCCGCCGATATGGCGAAGAATGCAATGACTAGTGATTCCGAAGATGCAAAGGACATAGTGGAAATTATCGAGGCAGGGCTTGACAAGATTAAAGAGGGCTGTCAAGAGAAGCACTGTTCCGTCAAGATGGACGAAGCAAAGACAAAATACATCATCTTGCCGCCTAAAAGAGACTAATTTTTAGTTTCTAAATTTGACTCTTTGGCATTAAACAGAGCCAAATGAGGGGGTATCTCATATAGTATGGGAAAGAGCACCATAGACCAGAACGGATTTAGGAGACAGGAAGCCAATCCCGTCTCTATGGTCGGCGTGTTCCCATACCTTGGCGAACAGATAGACTACGACGGTGCAATGGGCTTGGAGCCTAAGAAAATCTACTGGGTTTTCCGCCCCCCGGAGGAACTGTTCTCCCCAGAGGCGCTTGAGTCCTTCAACGGCCTGCCTATCCGTGTGGGTCACATCATGCTTGGCAAGGATTTCACTTCGGTGGACAAGGAACCAGCCGACGGATGCATCTACAATGCCCGCCAGTCCCTCGACATGCCGGAGTACCTCATCGCGGAATTCACCATCTACACGGACAAGATGAAGGAAATCCTAGAAAAGGGTAAAATCAAGGAACTCTCCCTCGGCTACCGCTGCCAGTATGTCCCAAGCGTCGGTACATATAAGGGGCAGCCCTACGAGTTCAAGCAGGTCAATTTACGGGGCAACCACCTTGCCCTCGTGGAACATGGGCGTTGTGGGTCGAGCGTCCGTGTGTGCGATCAGGCACTAGTGACGTTCGACTCCCTCCCGGAGGAAATTACTACCATGAACGAAGAAGAGAAGAAAGGAATTGAGAAGGCCCAGAAGCTGGCCGAAGCCGTGAAGAACGGCGACGAGCAGGCTTGCCAGGACTGCCTTGATTTCTACGATCTTTCGCCCGAGCAGCGAAAGGAAGCTCTTGCCTACGTGAAGGGCAAGAAGGACGCACCAAAGGCCACGGCAGAAGACGGCAAGGCCAAGGATGGGGATGTTCCTCCTCCTCCGCCTCCTCCTCCAGCCGAGGGCGAGACGCCTCCAGCAGGAGAGCAGCCTCCCGCACCTCCGGCCGAGCAGCCCTCGGCAGAGGGCGCAACGCCTGCACCTCCTCCAGAGGGCGGCGAGATGCCTCCTCCTGCAGAGCAGCCAGCAACAGACGGATGCAAGGGCAAATGTAAGGAGAAGAAAGCAACCAAGGACTGCGGGACCAGCGTGACCGAGCCATCGGCGCAGGCCCCAAAGCAGAACCTCGAGGGCGCTGTCACTCCAAAGGACGATGACGGCAAGAAGAAGGAGGACGACAAGCCCGCCACGACCGATGCCGCCGCTCCCAAGAAGTGCGCCGACGGCGAGTGCAAGGACGAGAACGGCGACGGCAAGTGCGACAAGTGCGGCTGCGACTGCACCCCTCCCGCCCCCAAGACCGAGGACGAGAACCCCGATGCCAAGCCTACCTCCACTCCAGCCCCAGAAACCGATGTTCCGTCGAAGATGGGCGGCGAGAAGGGTGAGCAGGACATCAAGAAGGGCGAGGCCGTCACGCAGGACCAGTATCAGGCTTTCGTTGCCGAGTACACTTCCGCCCAGACGCTTGCCAATGCAATCCGTCCATATGTGAAGGAGACCTTCGATTCCGCCCTTATGAGGGAAATCGACGTCGCCCGCTTTGCGGCGAAGAACATTCCTTCCATCGCCTTTGCGGCAGACGCCTCCGACGAACTCTGCATCTCCGCAGTTCGCGGCTTCGTCGCTGCCACGGCCATTGCACAGGACTCGGCCGCAAAGACCGAGACCAAGCCCGAAGAGCCGAAGGCAGAGCCGCCAAAGCCTGAGTTCGCAATGGACATGGGGATTCCAAAGGCAGAGGTCACGCCTCCTCCTTCTCCGTCCGCGGTAGCCAACGCCCTGTCGGCCTACCTCAAGTCTTAACCCACAACAAATAACCCAAAGGAGAAAAACAATGGGAGTTCAGAAGAAAATCCTGAAGCGGACGTTCACACAGACCATAACGGTCGGTGGTAATGAGGTCAGCTTCACAACCGCTACCGGCACTCTTGTCGGCGGCATTCCCGGCAAGCTCTTTAGCATAGCCTACGGCCCAGTGGCTCATGCTATCAGCCTTCCAGCCGAAGCAGAAATCGGGTCGTTCGTTGAGGGTCACGGCATTCTCATCAATGCCCCCGAATATGCCCTCTATGGCGGCAAGGATGCGGCGACAGATCGTTACAGCACACTCGCTCCGTCGCTCGTTCTACCCAAGAACACGCAGGTCACTTGCGTCACCGCAGGTCAGATTTGGGTCAAGAAGTCCGAGGCGGACAAGGCTCTCGCGAAGATGAACGGTTACGTCGTGTTCACGACCTCCAACCCTCCGTTCGATCCGACCGATTCCGATGCCGGAGACGACGACAGCCTCTGCGTGATTGAGGTCAACGGCTTCAAGGCTGCATAAGCCACAAAGAGACTGAAAGGAGTAAATCATCATGCAAGACACACAGCTCAAATACCGCGCCAGCAAGCTGAAGACCGAGGGCTTCGCGCTTGACCAGGCTTCCGAGGAGCTCCGTTCGATTGAGGCTCTTGCCCTTCAGGGTATTTCCTTCAACGATAAGAGCTCCGCCATCAAGTACGTGATGGACGCCATGCCAACCGCCGGACTCACCGACCCGACCGCCCAGGTCCCGGTGCAGTTCCTCCAGCACTGGATGGCGAAAATCATCACCGTCGTCACGCAGGCCACGACCGCCGATGACTTCATCGGACGTTCTACCTACGGCGAGTGGTTCCAGGAATCCGTCGTGCTCCGCGTCCGCGAGCTCACCGGCGTTCCCGGACTCTACGGCGACCATGCTCAGGCTCCGCTGTCGGGCTACAACTACAACCAGGAAGAGCGCACAATCGTCCGCTTCTCCCAGGGCATCCTCACCGGCGCCCTCGAAGAGGCTCGTATGGCCGCTATGGGCAACCGCTCCAGCGCCTATGCCGACGCTCGTGCAGGTCTTGGCCTTGCGTTCAAGCTCAACACCAATGCGGTCGCCTTCTACGGATACAACCTCGGTCGCAACAAGACCTACGGTATCCTCAACGACCCCAACCTCGGCGACTACTATGCAGTCCCAGAGGCTGGCGGCAAGACCGAGTGGGCAAGCAAGGACTTCTATGCGATTGTCCGCGACCTCAACACGGCCGTGGCGATCCTCCAGAAGCAGTGCGGAGGCAACTTCATTCCTTCGAAGCATGCCTTCAAGCTCGGCCTCGCCCTCTCCTGCGACGCCTACCTCAACGAGGTCAACGAGCACGGCCACTCCGTCCGCGAGTTCATCAACAGGACTTGGCCGAAGTGCGACATCGTTGCGATTCCGGAGTTCGACAATGCCCTCGCCGGCGACAATGTGTTCTACCTCAAGCTGGAAGACCTCGCTGGTTCCCCAGTCGTGGAGCAGATTGTTCCCGCTGCCGTCCGCCTCGTCGGTTCCGTGCCTCGCGCAACGGGTCTCTACGAGCTCTACTCGGATGCGACTGCCGGTGCTTTCGTGGAGCAGCCTCTCGGCATTGTGCGCTTCTACGGCATCTAAGCCACACTCCGCAAGGAGTTGTCAAAGAACCTCGCCAGCAATGGCGGGGTTTCTTTTTTTTACCTTTTGGCATTACAAGGAAGTCCCGCGTGGGACGACCACAAACATTACTTCGAGCCACCGCGAACTAAGGAGCAGAAGAAAATGAACTATGTACATAGCACTGCCTCGCAGACGATGGTATACCCCATCTATGCGGAGGGTCGCCAGAATCAGGCGAGAATCCTAAAGTATATCCGCATAAAGGGATGCGCGAACGTCGCCGACCCAAGAACCCTTGCGACGAGCACAGGGGTCGTGACGGAGATAGACGACGAAGACCTTGCGCTGCTCAAGAGGAGCGCTGCCTTCCAGAGGCACGTCACCAAGGGCTTCATGAAGGTCTACGACAACAGCCAGCTCAACACCAATGGCATGCAGGCGCGCGACGGCTCTGCCCAGCTACGGGATGCGGAGTATGCCGACGGCACAGATACCCGCGTCCCCGGATCGGGGAACTGCCAGGCGGCCTGCGGTCTCAACGACCAGTACCTCGGCAAGCGGGGTGCGGCGTTCCGCGGAGAGGGATACTAATCTAGACAGGCGGCACGGAGCTTGTTTGGATTGGAGCGGGGGACTTCAAGAGGGGTCTCCCGCTTTGCTTTTCCAAGTGGGCAATAGGTAGGAATCGGATTCGAGGAGCGAGGACATGTGCGGAGACCTTCCAGGAACACCAAAGGGATATATGCCTGACCAGCATTCGGGCTATGCCCTCGACACTCCATATTTCGGGACTCCGGAAAGGACTTTCGAGACGGAGCCGCCGCGGACTATGAGTCCCTACAAGGATGAACCTGTGGACATAGAATGGTTCAGGTCAACATTCTATGCTTTCGAGAACCCAGAATACTACCCAGACAAGCTCATCGTTTCTTCCGTCAAGAGAGCGCGGATGTTCGTGCCGGTGTGGTCGCAGTGCGACTACCTCGACGGCTACGACAGGAAGTATGCAAGGGGGCTTCTCGTTGCCCACATAGTCACCCTCACCAAGGCGGACATGGCGGCGGAGGAACTAAAGAATGCCAGCGGCGGACTTGGAAGCGGCGCGAACAACGGAATCAAGACTTCCGCAAGCGTAGGCAGCGTGAGCGTGTCCTACACGATTCCGCAGTCCAAGGACGCATGGGAGTTCTGGCTCAACAAGACGCCCTACGGACTTGAATACCAGGCTTTCCTTGCTAACCACGTCGGATGCGGCATATATGCGATGGGCGACGATTTGAGGGCCTGCTTTAGGGACTAGCCAAGATGAGCTTTGCCAACTGGAATCTTCTCGACGATGCACTTACCCTGATACCGCCCACAAAGGTTCAGTACAGGGTTGCCAGCAAGCAGACCACTACGGAGTTCGGGCAGATTACGAATGTCTATTCCGAATGGAAGGATGCCTACGGAATCGTGCAGCCGGGGGGGGAGCACAACGAGCATACCGAGGGAATAGACTTTTCCAAGAGCCGGGTGTCGATATGGCTCAGGGGGGTGAAGCTCACTGGGACTTCCACGGGGTCGAGCAGGACTCCAGACCAGATACGGTATGTGGGGCGGATTTACAACGTGGTGTCGGTGGACGACTGGCACCCTTACGACAACTACCGCAAGTGCGACTGCGTGGAGGCCACCAACAACGACGAGACGGAAAACAGCGGGGAGAACCCCAGCGGAGACAAGTTCCAGCCCATTCCGCCGATTGAGGACAACCCAGAGGTCGAGCCGGAGACGGAGGCTGCACCAGTGCCGCCGCCAACTCCTGTCGTGTCCCCGATACCGAAGATAACGTTCTGAAAAACCGATGAGCGAAAACTTCAAGAGCAAGTACGAGGTTGTCCAGATAATAAGGGACAACATACTCATGGGGCTAAAGGCCTTTGGGCAGCCCGTGAGGGAGTCTGAGGGCGACGGAGGGTGGGACTGCATAGAATCCGACCAGCAGTCCCTCAAGAACGTTGACAAGACCATCTGCATAAACAGGGTCAAGACGGACAGGGTGGGGTGGCAGAGCGCCCACAGCGAGTACAACCCCGAGACGAAGAAGTACGACATAACCGAGAGCTTCATAGAGCAGCAGGAATGGCAGATTAGAGTCATTTTGAAGAGGAACGTGGAGCCCGTGGACGGCAACACGGTGACTACGGAGGACATAGCGGCAATACTCACCGCCTGGTTCAACAGACTTGGGTGTGCGGAGTTTCGCAAGCACCACTGCGCCAACCTGTTCGTCCAGAGCAAGGACATAAAGGTGTACAAGGACACTTCGGACGTGTCGCAGATGATAACCTCGTTTCCGCTGAAACTGCAGGTGCCGAAGGCATTCAAGGTGGAGGAGCCGTCCGCAAAGCCGGAATTCAAGGGCATCAAGGGGGGTTGAGGGGCGGCATCTTTTGACCTTTAGGCATTATACAAAGGAGTTCTATACCATAAAAGGAGTCTAACGATGGCAATCAGCATTGACAAGTATATAGACATCTCCACGACATTTCCAGCGGCTTCCGTGTCTGGCCGTTCCTTTGGCGGCCTCGTGTTCACCAAGAACAGCATGGCTGATGCCATGATTGGCACCAAGATGTACGAGCAGTTCGAGAACGGCGAGATAGTCCAGTTGACGTTGGACGAACTGTTGGAGTGCTTTGGCGAAGATAGCCAGGAGTACAAGTTCGCCCGCAAGTATTACGGCTATCTTAGCCCGACGGGTAGGTTTGCCAGCAAAATCTCCTTTGCAAAGATACTTGCCTCTGACGAAAGTGCAGCAGCCGCTTTCTCGCGGATTGCCGACAGTTCCAACATGTTTGGCTCGTTCACGTTCCTCAACCTGCCGGATGTCAGCGGAAGCGTTGCGGACGAGGATGCGGCGCGGACGGAAATGCTGCTGGCGGTTGCCTCCAAGAATGCAGAGCCCAAGTACCTCTCCCGGTTCCTTTTCGTAGTCAACGACGTCCGCGGAAACCAGACCGCACGGGCGGTTGCCGAGAAATGCGAACAGTTTAGGAAGTTCGTGGGAACATGCTTTGTCTCCGGCTACGACGAGTGCTCCGCTTACATGCCGATGGCGATATTCGCCGCCACCGACTATACCAATGGCACGGTCAATGTCCAGATGTTCAAGCAGTTTGACGACGAGACGCCAACCGTCAAGTCCGACACGGAGTACGACATTCTGGTCGGAGCACAGGTCAACTTCTATGGTCGCACCCAGACGAACGGTCAGAGCATAGACTTCTACCAGCGCGGATTCAACACCGACAAGGACAAGACGGATACTTCCATCTACTGCAACGAAATTTGGTTCAAGTCCGCCTGCGAGACGGCTCTCATCAATACCCTTCTCTCGGAAGAGAGAATCCCCGCAAGTGACTATGGCGTAGCCATCGTCAGGTCGGAGGTGCTCGGCATCTGCGCCGATGCGGCTTCCAACGGAACCTTCATGGCCAAGGAACTCACGGCCTCCAACGAGAAGAGCGTCCGCAAGCTCGTGGCTAGCATAAACGGAACTGCGGAAGATGCGGATGCCGTTATCGTCGGAATCCGCGAGAACGGCTATGCCGTCCTCGCCTATCTGGTGCTACAGGACGATGAATACATAATCCACTACTATGTGTTCTACGGAACTGCGGATAGCATCAGGTTCATCAAGGGCGATGATATCCTCGTCAAGTAAAGGAAAGGAATAAACGATGTCAGTTTCCTCCAGCCATCTTATCGACGTCTCCTTTGCGGGTTCTACCGTAAGGGTTGCCGGCATCACGATTGAGGACTTCATGGACGATGCGAATCCCGTGGAGTTTCAGGACGTAGAGGTTTCCTCCGTCGGCGTCAACTGCAATGGCGTCATAATTCGCAATGCGAAACCTAATGTCATCATGATGTCCGTGACAGTCATTCCGGGCTCCAACTCCGACGGCAAGCTCTACTCGCTCTGGAAGCAGTATCGTGTGCAGAACGGCTCCAACAAGGCGGCTGGGCAGTGGTCGGAAAGCCTCAAGGCCTCCATTAGCCTTGCGAACGGCAAGATGAGGGCCAACAAGAGCTACAACTTCGCGGGCGGCACTATGGTGTCCGGCCCCGGCGGTCCTTCTTCCAATGGCGAGGGCAAGATGCAGGGTCGTACATACACGTTTGCCTTTGCCGTAGTTAACTAAACTCGCAGAACAAGTGGTGAAGTTAACGAAGCCTTTGTGGAGTTTGGCTTCATCACTCCACAGAGGCTTCTTGCATTATGGCCGCGGTAAGTTCTAAAACATTGCACGACCTCTCCTTTGCGGGGAGCACCGTCAAAGTCGGCGGCATAACAATCCGCGACTTTATGGACGATGCCAATCCGCTGGATTTCCCCGATGTCACGGTGGCTAATGTCGGAGTTAACCTTAACGGCATAATGGCAAGGCACTCCAACCCAACTCCAGTGGTCTTTTCGGTCACTGTCATTCCGGGTTCGGATTCGGACGTGGCGCTCAACAAAATGTGGTGCGAATCGCGAGTAGAGAGCGGGGGCTATAATTCAAGTTGGGGCAAAGGCTTGACGGCAACAATTGTCATTATGAATGGAACTCGACGCAAGACGCAGTATTCATTTAGGGGCGGCACGATGTTAAGCGGTCCCGGAGGACCGTCTGCGACAGGCGACGGAAAAATGCAGGGACGGACATACACCTTTGGCTTTGCCGCCGCACAGGGAGGCTAAAGTTATGGGGCTATCAAGTTCGGAAATTCTTGAACTCTCGTTTGCCGGCAGCACGGTCACTGTTGGCGGCGTAAAACTGGAATCGTTTGTGGACGATGCCAACCCCATAGAGTTCCAGGATTGCGACATAGCGAACATTGAGTATAGCCTCAATGGAAGGATGATTCGGAGCGTAAAGCCACATGGGATAATGATGTCCGTGACTCTCTGGCCCGGAAGCCCAGACGACACCAAGCTCTTCAACATCTGCATGAAGTACCATTGCAACGACGGCAACTATAGCGGCGACGTAAACCAGGAACTTAAGGCTACCATATCCGTGCAGGGAGGAAGGGTCTCGCCCATCAATCTGTCAAAGGGGACTTTGGTTAGTTTTCCCGGAGGTGTCGGCGTTAGCGGTAAGGGCAAGATGAACGGAAGGACATACACTTTCATTTTCAACTCCATAGAGTAGGTGCTTGCTGTCTTGGCATTTGGTAGGCACAACTCAAAAGGGATAAAAAATGGAAGTAGACAACTTCATAGAGAAGGAGGAAATTGAGATAGACGGCATCAAGTTCTGTCTGTCGAGCATTCCCGCTCTGCCGGCCAAGCAGATATACGGCGAGATAGTCAGGGCCACCTCTGACGTGGGCGACATAGGAATGACGTTCCTGCCTTGGGAGGTGTCGAAGAAACTTCTCGAGTATGCGGCATGGTACAACCCCGAGGCAAAGATATGGATTCCGCTCAACAGCGAGACGGAAGTGAGCTCCGTGTTCAAGAAGCACTTCACACTCATCAAACTGGAGGCGGCAATGATTCGTAAAAACTTCGGTTTTTTGTTCGATGGAAGCCTCCAAAAGCAATTAGAGTTGCTGCGGGGGGGGGACGAGGACATCTCGTAACCGCGATGACCGATCCGATGGTCTCGTTTGTGGTGCATAACGGAAGGGCGTCGCTGCATGAACTAAGGACGGTTTATTCTCTTAAAGATCTCTATAGACTCTGGGAGATAGACTATGTTCCGATATACAATTCGTGGTACGATGCCGAAAGGCAGAAGGAACGAGACCGCCTGAATAGGCTTGCGAGTAGAGTGAGGCTTTGACACAGAGGAGGGCGGAATGGCGAGAAGCGGAGGCTACGGCGGTAGAGTTAATTCCCTAATGGGCTTGTTGGGGAAGAGCTCGTCGCTTTTTGCCTCCGCTTCTGCCGCTTTTATTTCTGCGGCTAATAGCAATGCACAGAATGGGCAGCA